ATATCCGCCGAAAAAGACTTTCCAGTAATCCCGACAATACAAGGGTTAGGATATTGCATGGCAATATTTTAGCCCTTGTCGCTTAAAAAACACTCGGAACAAAGTCGGGAGGTTTGAAAGCAAGTTTTTTTCAAATTATTGTCTAACGTAGTCCTCGACATAAAAATGTAGAGGATTAAAAAAATGTGTCCAAAACAATCAGATTTCAATGAGTTGAAGGGCTGGACTCCACCAGTTTTTCATCAGGGAAAGGAATGTTATGTTTCGTTTACGGCATTCTGTCCAGAGACCGGCAAGATGAGGAAAAAGAAATTCATGCTTGACAGAATCAAGAGCAAACGACTTCAGAAATTGAAGGGAAAGCAAATGTGTCAGCGACTTACAGAAAAACTGCTCGATGGCTGGAACCCATGGATAGAGGCAGAGAGTCCGTCAGAATACACTACCTGGGAAGAAGTGTGCTACAGTTATGAGAACTATATCGACAAGATGTCAAAGGAGAAAGGCTTGCGCCCTGAGACCATTGCAAGCTACACAAGTTATCTGAAGATATTGAAAGAATGGATTGAAGACAAAAACGTGCATTATAGCTATCAGTTTAATCGGCGCATTGTCGGCAAGTTCCTTGACTATGTGTTTGTAGAGAGGAACGTTTCTCTCCAGACCAGGAACAACTATCTGTCATGGCTCAAGACCTTCTCGAAGTTCATGCTCGCAAGGGCTTTCGTCAGCAAAGATCCTACAGAGGGGGTGCCATCATTAGTCCACAAACACCTGAACAAGAACCGTGACTCCCTATCCGAATCAGATTTGACAAGACTGAAGGAATATCTGCAGGCACACAACAAGCACTTTCTGCTTGCCACATACATCTTATATTATACATTCCTGCGTCCTCACGAGATGTCATGTATAAAGATAGAAGACATCAGCATAAAGGGACAGACAATAAGAGTATGGGGAGAGAATGCCAAGAACCACAATGATGCAGTGGTGACGATGCCGAAGAAAATCCTTAAACTGATGTTGGAACTTGACGTATTCTCTCATCCAGGCAGCCACTATCTGTTCAGCCGTGACTTCAGGCCAGGAACTGAATATCGGAGCGAGAAATGCTTCAGAGACTATTGGAGCAGAGTCTTGAGAAAGGAACTGGGATTCTCTTCCCGATACAAGTTCTACTCTCTGAAAGACACAGGTATAACTAATATGCTGAGAAAGAATGTCGATACGGTATCCGTAAGGGACCAGGCAAGACATTCAAGCATTGAAATCACGAACATCTACGTATCGAAGAGCGACATGAAAGCCAACAAGTCGCTCCTCGACTATGATGATGATTTCTAATCCAACGGATAGAAAGTTCCTTCTATGACATCCGACAGACGCCCGTTGACAACTTCATGTTTCAGCTGCTGGCAGTAGAACCTGCGGTTGCAGATATTGAATATGCGGCGGACGTCTCTCAACTTGAAGCTTCTGAATTTTATCACATATACCTCAGAAAAATCTATATCCAGTTGGTTTTGCCAATACGTGTTATACATCCCATGCAGACCATTAATAGAGAGGTCGAAATTTCCTTCCGTATTGATTCTGAACATTTTTTGATTTTCCCAAAAACGGCTATCTGTGAAGAATTTTGTCATTGTCATCTGCAGAAGTTTGCTGTTGATGCTCATGGGAGTGACAAAACCTTTACCGTAGACATCCGGCTGCACTCCAATATAGAATGCGACGAACAGATTCTCCTTAACTGCTTCTTCCCCCGTTTCTCCATCATGAAGACGCGTGATGAGCCCTGTCTTTTCATCTTCCGAAGATGAGGGCTCATCCGTATCGGAATTCTCAGCAAGGGGCAACGGATAGAACAGATAATTTCCTGCCGCAGTAGAATAGCTCGTCCTGTAACACCAGACGATTTCCACGGGAACGATATCCAGTTCCATGTTGTCATCCGATTCTTCTTCGATTCGAGGCCCGAACTGATTGATCATCTTGAGTGTGGCCCACGAATCCGCTGCTGCAGCCAGAACATAAGGGAAATCAGAGAATGTCTCCATGGTTAGGGACAAGGGCATCTTGTATGCCACCATCTTGTCATATTCGTCTTTTACCGCCTGTGGTGTGTCCTGGCTGTTGATGAAACCGCTATTGCCAATTATAGAATAGAAGATGTCATACAAAGCGGAAGGATACCATTTGGCAGGATATGAGGGGGCGGGAGAAACCTGTTCTATAAGAATCTTCCTGACAAGTTCCTGGTCAAGTGAATAGAACTTATAGAGATTGGTGTCTGGAAATTTGTAAGCGATATTGTGATAGACGATATTGTCTGGAGGTTCCTGGTCATATTGCTTGTTTATATCTCCTATCACATCATCAAAGTCGACAGCTTCCACCTCTGCTGTTTCGTAATAGTCTACAGCATTCAGAATATCCACCTCCTTTGTAAGGTTGTCTACGACAAAACAGACAGCACAGAGATTCTCAACTTGCGACAGGAACGACTCTACGGTCCAGTTCTCCACCATCATATTATAATATAATGTGTCATGGCTATGGACGATAATCAGCCTGCTCAGTTCCTTGTGTTCTCCGATATAGTCATTTACGAGATTATACCCAAGCGCTTCCAGTACTCTGCGGACTATCGCTGCAAGGTATGGCTGGGCACAAAAGCGTGTGCCTTTCCTGAATTTCAAATCCGCGGCAGTCTTTGCCGCTTCAATCTCATTGCAAATGGTCGACTTCTGATATGTACTGGAGCCACTATACATCACATTCTCGAGCCACGACCTGAATGTCACCTTGGCGCATACCGGGGCGCACACATAATCCCATTGAGGATATGCCCCCTGCAAAGAATTGAGAGCCGTATTCTCGTCGATGTCGGGGATGCACCCCAAATCAAGTTCTCTGAGGCGTTTGTCACTACCCGCTATATAGTTGAATTCCGAATTGCCTGCCACGATCTGAATCTTCACGATTCGCGAATCAATCTCCAGTACGACTTCTTTTCCGCTGATGATGACTCCCTTTTCATAATAGAGGACAGCAGATCTGCCAATCGGACGCTTGGCCACGTCAATGCGGTGCATATTATTATAGATTCTCGCATTCTGGGGGTCAGCAAGCGATATGTCTATATCGAGCGTGTGCTGTCCCTCAGAAGTAAAGAACGGATTCCGGTCATAGAATTCCAAAGACAAGTCGGCTGCAAGGTTCACTCTTTCGCCATCGATCATCAGTTTTATCATCTTCTTTTGCGTTTAACGTTAGATTTCATTTTGTTCACCAGTTTCTCTGCCTCTATTGTCCCGTGTTTGCCGGTAGCGTATGTTTCGGCGACTATCGGCTGCGAGAAACGGCGGTCGATGCCGTCAAGGCTTCTGACGACTCTTGCCAACACAGAGTAGAGTGTAGCATCACCTGAAGCACCTGAGGCCATACCATTGGCGGTTCTCTGCATTACAGAGTGTCCTCCGTTCCTTGCCATGGGGACGACGGCTGCCACATCCTCTGCAGACAACCTTGACACGCTGCCAGAACGTTGTGCCGCATCGATGAGATTCAGAACGGGCAGGATATTCGGGTTTGCCGTCGCGAAACGGTTTGCCACGAATTCATTGCTGTGCACAATACCCTGTGGCCGGTCCCACGGACCTGAGGAGGTAAAACCGCCTACTGCGAAATTCCCGATTGCCGTCTTTGCAGTTTCAAACGCCGCTGTAATTAGCGCTATTTCCGCCGCAGCTTTTGCTATACCGGCCAATCCCAAGGTGCTGATATTGTCTATCGTCCTCTTGGCTATAGCCATCACCATCGTCTGTTTCAGAGCATCGAGAGTCATCGAGAGAATTGATTTCAGGAATTCCTTGATGCTTGCTTTCTGTCCTGTGAGCAGATTTCCAAGCAGTTCGCCAAGCTGTTCTCCTGCCTGTGAGGCAAGGTCAGCTACTGTATGATAATAATCCTCGTATTTCTGTTGGCGCTTCTCAAGTTCCTCCTCCGTGGCGTCGGTGTCCGCTTTTTCAATCTCTTTAATGATTTCGGCTTTCTGTTCTCCGTTCAGATTTAGCTCGTCAAGTTGTTTTTCCAGATATTCTTTCCACAGTTTTGCCCTTTCGCCTTGACTGATCTTGTCAAGTTTGCCTGCCTTGATGCTCTCCCGTTCTTGAGCATCGAGCAGAGCCTCGAACTTAGTCTGGGAATCCTTTATTATCCTCTCAGCAGAATCCTTGTCCGCCTTCTCTGTGTCTGCAGTATATTTAGCCTTCAGCTTTTTCAGCTTCTCCTGATATGCTTCTTCAGACAGCAGCCCCTTCTTGTGGGCATCGTCGAGCGTTGCCAGATCGTTGTCGTATTGTTCCTTCAGCTGTGCGAGTTCTGCTGCATGACGCTCCTCCTCCGTGGCATCATACTTCTTGTCGATTTCTTTGATCTTGTCCAGGAGCTTGATTTTGTACTCCAGAATTTTCTGCTGGATTTCCGCTTTCTTTTTGGGTTCAAGATTTGCGACATCCAGTTTCTTGTTGAGTTCCTCTATCTCCAGATCTTCTATTTTGCGGTTATACTCCTGTTCTGTTTCGATTTCACCATCAAGGTATTGTTTCTTGACCTCCGAACGTTTGTTTTCATATTCTGCAGTTATAGAATCGAGTTCCTTCTGTGTTTTCTTTCGAGCATCAGTTTCTGCCTTTCCCCTCGCACGTTCCAAAGCCTTGGCTTTCTTTGCGGCTTCTTCTGGGGATGTATAATGATTGCCCTTTCCATTGCCCTTTCTCGATTCATTTTCCCGTTGCTTCTCATCTGCGATTCGCTGGGCTTCAAGTTTTGCAAGTTCTTTCTGATTCTCTCGCAGTGCTTTCCGATAAGCAGCCTGTTGTTTGTCCAATGCAGAAATTGCATTCCTATATCTTATTATCGCAGCTTCCAAAGAATTAAACGCATATCCCTCCTCTTCCAACGATGTCGTATAATCCCATCCATTCAGGTTTCCACGCGTAAACAACGACTGCAGAGCGTTCCTCCCCTTCTCCACCTTCCGTAACAGATCGTTAAACCCTGTAGTAATCCAATCATACCATTCAGAATGGCTGGAATTCTGTTCGTCAAGTTTCTTTTTCTCAATTTCTTCGATTTTCATCTGCAGGGCCTTCGCCTGGGCATTCAGATATATAGACTGCGTATAGTTATCGATAGCTCTTGTTGCAGCCTTGGTGCTGATATTCTCACTATCGAGCCACCCCAGATATTCCGGACTGAGTTTGTTTATCTCTTCGATTGCCACCTTTCGCTCCTGGTCCGACAGGGCCTTGTTCCGCGCCACAGACACGAGAGCCATAAGTTTGGCTTTCTCACCCTCCATTTCCACTGCAGCATTTTTATGGACCTCTGTAAGATCATTTTCCTTCTCAGTGGCATCGTCAACAGAATCTATCCAGTCTTTAATGACGGCAATTGCCACGAGAATAGCGGTTGCTGCAGCAGTCCAAGGATTCTGCATCATCGCGATTTTCAGGTTCTTGATGCCAGTTATGACCTTGTCATTCCAGAACACCTGCAGCTTCTTTATCGCCACGTCGGCCTTCTCCAGCACGATATAAGTTGTAAGGAGCGTTGTTGCTGTAAGGATTGTAGTATTGTATTTCAGGAATATCGACACGATTGCAGATATAGCTCCAGCAACGCTTGTTCCAAGGCTTATGCCGTGCTCTACCAGAGGCAACAGCTTCTCGCCCAGTTCCACACTTATGTCATGAAAATGTTTCTTTGCCTTGTCAAGCCTCGCCTGTACCGTGTTGTTCTGCACATTGAATTCATCAAGAACACTTGTGCCGTCGCTATACGCCTTGTTGGCTATTTCCTGTGCCTCCGTCACCTGGTCGAGATGAGAAGCGACTGACGAGAGAACCCCGACGGCACGTGTTCCGTCAAGTTTCATCTCTTCAAACATCGGTGCCATCTTGTCAAAACCTCCCTGTTCCTTCATTGCTCCGAGAAATTTCAGCAATGCCGCATTGGCATCGGTTTTCAATAGTTTTGTGAAATCTTTCACATTCTCTCCTGCAAGTTCGGCGAAACGTGCCGGTTCCTGATACATCTTCGTGATGAGCTGCGAGAACACGGTGGATGCCGTAGCCTCTTCCTGCATATTCTGGTCGAGAGCGGAAGCAAGTCCCATTATTTGCGTCTGGGTGAATCCTGCCTGTATTGCCACTCCCGACAGGTCGGCGGTGAAGTCAACGATATATCCGGCATTGGCAGAGGAGCTTTGTGCAAGGTCGTTGACGGCAGAACCCGTGGCGAGCATAGCTCCGCGCAGACCTTTCGTCTCATCCTCACCGAACATGTGTGCGAGCTTGCCTATCTTGTCCACCGCCCCCTCACCGAGGTCATCGCCAAGCGCCACGTTTATCTTGTCAGCTCCGTCTACGAATTCCTCAACCATTTCTTTATTTGTGATTCCAAGACGGCCTGCAGATCCGGCAAGCTCATTGAGTTGTTCTCTTGCCGTTCGGGTATCCATTCTCTTGAAGTCCTCATTCATCTGATGGACTTCCTCGTTGGACTGACCTGTGTATTTCCTCACGTCAGCCATCGACTCTTCCATTCGGGCGTAATCTTCCACATATTGGCGAGCGACATTTTGTACTTTAACGAAAAGCTGTAATGCTGACTGGGCTGAATAATACCATTTGTTGATAAAATCCGCTCCCTTACCTAAAACAGAGCCAAAGGTTTTTGCCTCTTCAGATGTAGCACGTATAGCCTTACGATGATCCGACAAAATTTTATTCAAGTCTGCTATCGATTTTGCAGTCCTTTCGTATTCTTCCGTTCCGATAGTCATCTTTTTGATGTCTCGCGTAAGTTCACGTATTCTCTTCTGTATGGATGGGACCGTATTCTCTATCCGTGCACCATCAATATATACTTTGACGGTTCTGTTATATGTTTTTGCCATAACGATTGTTTTATATTTTCGCGAAAATAGCTAAAATGTACTTTTTTATGTAGGACTTAAAAAAATGATAGAAGAGGACTTGCATTATTCAAATATAATTTGTATATTGCAAACTGAAATTAAAAACACTGATAATTATGTTTATACTCACTCCAGACCAAGCATTAATATTCTTTATTATTCTGATAATCGTAGGAATAATAAAATGGATAAGCAGTATCGACTTAGAATATCATGTATGCCCCAAGGCTTTTAAAGAAGGTTGGGCCGAACCTTTTTGCAGAGCAATGATAGAGCGCGACATGATATATGGCGATGATGAATGGATTCCTAAATACGATAAAGACGACAGAGATAGTGAAGAATTGAAAGCAAAGCTTTTGAAAAAAGACATTGCGCTCAACAAACAAGGCAAATGGTGGCTGACAGGCGAAACGAACAGAAAAGTCGTAAATGAAATTTATAACATCAAGTAATCTATACGAGGCAGGATAACTACCCTGCTTCGTTTTATTTTTTCTTCACTATCGAAATCCTGTCCAGCTCATCGAGCACATGTTGCGCCGAAGCGTCACCGTAATAGTCGCCGGCAATGTCGGCAAGTTCGTTGAGGTTCTTGTCGATGTTGGTGTCGAGCCAGTCCACAGGGCGCCGGCGTATCGGTCCTGTCTTAACGTTCCTGCCTGGACTGCGTGAGCCCCGCACCACTGCACCGCCCTGATGGATATATCCGTTGCCCACACCATAGGCCACAAACACGCCATAGCGCAGGAACTTGAAAGCCACAGACTGCGCCACGCCGTCATCCTTGCCCTTCTTCACAGCCGAAGCCAGACGCTTGCGCAGATTGCCACTATATACGGAGGTTTCTGCAACAAGAGTCCCGAGGGAGCGGCTTTTCACCTTTTCGCCCCACTCCGAAACCTTGCTGTTGAATTTCTCTGCAGATATGTCTGATTGCTTGTTCATAGACCGTCAGCATCAGATGTTCTCATATTCCCGCGTCGCATTGAAACATGGGCATGACTTGCGCCATTTAGTGCAGTCGTCAACGCTCCAGATGTCACGATGTCCCATTATGTGAGCGTGTGGATACCTCCGTCTTAGAGTTCGCAGCAGTTTCACCAATGCAATCCTCTGTGCGTCCGTCCTGTTGTCCAGAGGTATGCCTCTCGCATCAATGCCTCCTATATACGCCACATTGATTGAGGTCGAATTATAGCCCTGCACTCCATTGCTCACATATTCTTCAGACAGCAGCTGCGTAACAGTCCCGTCTGGGGCAATTACATAATGATATCCCGGATGTTGCCATCCCTTTAGTTTGAACTCCTGCAGGAGTCCTTTAACAGTCATCTTCTGACTGCTCGCCGTGCAATGCACGAATATTCTCTTTATTTTTCTCATAATTACCAGTTTAAGGAATTAAGACAGAAGATGTGTCTTACTGCGATTGCCAATGCTACGGCAAGGCAGCCTCTTGCCACATCACCTCTGTTCCACTCACCGCTGTAATAATGGCAGCGGTCGTTATCTTCATGCGCTATCAGCGCAAACAGTCCGAAGCCGCCACCGAAAAGCACGGCGATGAGAAAATACACCGCCATGCCCATAAGGTTTCTTTTTGTTCTCTTGTTCATGACTCGTCAGTTTACATGATTTCCAATCCAAGTTCCTCGCCAATGGCAAGCAGCTCTTTGGCTCTTGCCTTGCATTTCTCACGCCAGTTTTGCAATTCGTCCAACTCTGACATTTGCTCGTTGGCTTTATCTTCACTGACGGCACTGGGGTTTTGCATCAGCATAAGGCTGTTGTTAACTATAGCTTCAACCTTATCGGCAGAGTATTTGTAACGCACTAACGCATTGACGATGGCACCGTAGTTCCACACTCCAGTTTCTAAAGTTACGCAGTCATAATGCTCGCTATCCACTCTGATTGAGACCCGTTTACATCCGAGGTCATTCTGCCAGGTAATGTCTTCATAATTATCCATAAGCTATCTGATTTTAATTAGAGTTTAAAGGAAATGACTGGGCGGGCCAATATGTCCGCATTGCCAACACCCTTGCCTACGTTAATGTGTATGGGGCGAGAGGAGACGCCGGGGGCGCTAAGAGGTGAGGAATTACCGCTACATTCTGTAGAAGTGCGGTAATTGCCGCTTGTCATTGGATTATAACGCAAGTCCGTGACACCCTGTGCAAAAATATTGTTGTTCCCTCCAATGATGTAGCCTTGGTTCTGATACCATACAAGTCGTGACATTTCCCCGACACTGGGAAGTGCCCACCGCCCTTCACCGAATTTATCTGCCAATTTTTCATTAGAAGGCAATCCTGGAGTGTAAGCATAACAATAGCTGGCAGCAGGATAGTAATACTGCCCATATTTGTTTTGGTTGCCGTGCGACTGCTGAACGTCCGATATACATTTTCTAAGGCTTTCAGTCATCGTCTGCGAGTCGGTACGCTGGGGAATGGGGAGATTTATATTGGTATCTTGTAAGATGTAGTCACGATGTGCTATTATTTTCAATGTATATAATTGTCCTCTTCCAATCTTATCGCCTACAGCAAGACCTGATTTGCCGAGATATTCTCCAAAAACGGTATTGCCCAGACTTTGATTCCATACTTGTTGTGTAATCTCGTCAAAACCAATATCGCTCAGAGAATTGAAATCGCTATACTGTTTGAACCCGTCATTTTCAACGTTGCTTTCATCACGAATATACTGAGTGAAGGGCTGATATATCGAATTTGTAGACATATTAGGGAGAGATTGCAAATCATACACATCATACGCAGGGTTGCCCGCCAGTTTAACGTTAGGGATTCCGTTTGTTGACGATTCGTTCATCAAGCCCCAGGCGCAGTATGACTTAATTGTTGTCAGCGCTACCGCTACTGCCCATTCACGCACTTTTGGCTCGATGTAGAAAATGATGCCGACAGGCGAAGAGTCGCTGAAGGAAAGGTCTGCCCCATAACTGCCATCTGCAAAAATGTAGTCACCCAACTTTGCCTTGTAAGCATAGAAATAGACTTCTTTGGTAGCTTCAAGCACCTTGCCACTCGATAGCTGGAGTGTGACAGTGACTGTAGCCTTGTCGTCATTTTCCCTGCTGCCAACTTTTGTGACGGTCACCACACCAGTCTTGGGGTAAATAGTGGCGAACTTGTTCTCCGTCATAGCCCACGATGTCAACACGATGTCGTTTCCGTTCCGTGGAATCACGGACAGTTTCAGCGTGTACCGTCCCTCTTCTGGGAAATAAGGTTTTCCAGTCAATGATGCACTGATGATGCTGTTTTTTGTGTAAGACACATATAAGGCATTGCCCTTGTCGTCAACATTTCCCCAGATGCCCACCATGCGCATCTTTAGTGTAGCGTCTACCTGTACACTCTCTGAAAGCGTTATCTTACCAGTCAGCTTGGCCTGTTTGTCAAGCAGCCACTCCAGCGTTTCGGTCGATACGTCAGTCCAGTCAATGTCGATGATTGTCACCGAAGCAATCTGTTTGCAGTACTTCATTTTCTCTATAAGCGTGAGAGCATCAATGAGAGGGCACGTAGACTGGTTGAAATATACGTTCTGCAAGTTTTCATACCCCTCCAGGGTCAAGTCATTCAATCCTCGTTGTCCGTCAAGGCGAAGGTCAGTTATTGCAGCTGGCAGCTTTACTGTCTTCAGGAACTCCTGTGCAGGCAGAGACACTTCAGTCAATTTTGTTCCTCTTGCGTCAATGCTCTCCAGACGAGTGTTCTTGCTCGCATCCAATGCGCCCGTCAGTGTGGACAGGTTATGCACATCCAATGTACGAAGAGCTGCAAGCGGAGTGATGCTCAGGCTCGTTGCCTTCAAATGAATGTCACTCTTGGTGTCCGTACCAGCAATCAGCTTACGTATGCGCTTGCCGTTGAATGCAAAGGTTTCATTTGCAGGTTTGTCATACCAAGTACCGATGTCGCTCATATAGTTCACACCACATACGATATTCTGGGTGTTAGAGTCGGTCACTCCAGTAGCCTTTATCTTTTCACCAGCCTTGATTCTCTGTCCGTCAAAGATGGTGCTCTGTCCGATGGTCACTACAGGGTACAGCCACATCGCCATAGTGAGGTCAAAGTTCACAGTCATCTGCTCAGTCGAGCGGTAGTTGATGTTGCCTCCCAATGGGTTCTGAGGGTTGAACTCGCCATACTTGGCATAGCTGCTCATATACACCGTCCTGTCCTTGCACCACTGACGTTCGCCCTCCTCCTGGGAGCCAAGAGACTGGGTGATAGGGTCAGTGTCATTGTTGTAGTTTCCGATAGACATCTGATAGTGGGCATATTCATAGCCTATACGTGCCATCTCGTTGTAAGCCACGGCAGGAAAATACTGGTTTGTGGAGAAGAAGTATTTTTCCCAGAAACTATCCACACTGCCGTCTCCGAGCTTTGCCATAGCCTCCAGTATCTCTTTCATCATAGAGCGAAGGTCAGTTTTGAAGCACGCCTCCATCATGTTGTAAAGCACGTTGTCTTCTCCATTCCAGTAGTTCTTGCCCAATGATTCGTCAAAGTCATGCTCTTCCACCCAATAAGGCTTTGTGAGCTTACCCTGGTTGTCAAACGGCAAGATGGAGTCAAGGTCGTCCTGCACCGCACGGATGAGCGATGTGGAGTCGAAGATTCGGAAATAAGTGTTCTTAGCCCTGTTGTCGCAAGCAGCCATCAGTTTCATCATGCACATGAAGAACAGTATGTCTCTCTTATGGAAATACTGAGTGATTTTCGCTCCAAACTCCTTTGTACGTGCTTCAATGAAGTCGTCATTCACCTTCTCCCACTCAATATAGGTCTCATGGTCAGCGAAACTGTTAGGCAGATAATCAGCCATCTGGGTCTTGATGTTCAGTGTGGCGTGCGACCCGTCAAGGTTCTTCGATGCACCACCAGGCACCCACTGCCTCAGAATCTCGTCATAGAAATACATGTCATAGCGAGCCGAGCCTGTTTCCGGCTTCGTCACCCAATAGCAATAGCTGATGTCAAGCCCCGTGGCTTCTTTCAGCTGGGTGTAAGTGCCGTTGAACGGCTTTATCCTGTTGGAATGCAGATACACGAAGTTGAAAGCTTCGATGAAACGTGAAATCGAATTGCGGTTGCCGAGGTCATAATCCCATGAGGTCGTGCCTGCATAAACATAGCCCTCTTCGTCTTCATCGTAGTTCACATCACCCTCAATCCAAGGAATCTGATGCTTCGTCAGTCGGGGGTTATTGTCAGAACCCTCAATCATCAGCATGTCTGGAGTGGTGTCTTTGTTATATCCGAATGTAGGCTTGTCTGCCTTTCCAGAGCCGAATGTGCCCATGCCGACAAATACAGGCTCAGCATCGTCAGTTTCCTGCTGGAAGACGAGGAATGGGTCTTCATATACGGCAACACGGCAGTTTTCAAAGCCTTCCACGGCATTGAACTCGTTTTTGCCGACCACCTCATAGTATAGGTCGTTATACATTCTCGTTGCGCCCATCTTGTGACTCTGAGGCGATGATGCCCAGTTGCGCTTGTCAACGAGCTTCACAGCCATCGGCAGACCGTCTGCGTTCTGGTAGCATTTGCCACGGTCTTCTCCAGTCTCGTCAATCCATTTTGAGTCTGCACTTTTGAAATCAGACTGTATGTTCCAAGCCCAGTACTTTTTGGAAGTGGAACCCTGACCCTTGCGCGTCATATTGTGAAGCGTACCTGAGTGTTTCGGGAGTCCTATCTTGTGTACCACCACATCGCCCACCGTAGCTGTAGGCTCTTTCAGTGATGGAATCTTGCCTTTATACAAGAGCGTGTTGTACTTGGGATAAGCCTTGGCATAAGAGATAAGTCCGCTCTCTCCGAGAATATTGTTCTTCTCGCCAAACTCTTTCTTTTCAGCTACAGTGGGGAATGACGCACGGTAGTTCTGGCGTATGTCTGTAGCCGAAAGCGATTTCTTGTAGACACGCAAAGCATAGATGTCAAGGTCTGCCCCCTGTGGTGTTATCAGTATGCCGCCAGTTTTCTTGATTCCGTTCACTGCCTGCCAGAACTTGTCATTGTCGGCATACACGAACTCACGGCTGATGATGCCGTTGATGAACACACGCACATAGTTCGTGCCCTGGTTGTAGAGATTAGGCACGATATTGATTGCCACGTGGGTGCGCTTGTCTTTCTGGTAAATCCAGTTCTGCGACCCTTCCGTGCGCTTCTGGGCGGTCATGAAGCAGCTCTCCTGCGCCTTTACCCACAATCCCACAAGATATTTATCCACGGTTGACTGCGTACCCATCTGGAGCAAGATTCCATTCTCGTCAGTCACGTTTCGGGTTGCAAAATCCAGTTCTATAGTGAGACCTTGGGCTGGGGTGTCATCAGAATATGCGTCATAGCTGATATTAATCTTAGAACCGTCAAGCACACGGAGGCAACGGGAATTTGTTTCCTTGTCTACCACCCAACCGTCACTGACAAAGCTGAAGCCCTCGAATGTTGCGTCTATCTGCTTGCCGTCAGCCTGGTTGATTATAGAACCAGGTTCTTTCTCGCTGTTGTTTCTTGTGCGAGGATTGAGGTAGAAAGCTGCATCTCCCGTAGGAGCAAAATTCTCACTGTTGTCGATTACCACACGCCAAGGGTCACGCAACACGATGTCGCCTGAAGAAAACGACATTGATGCAGGGAAGTTGTTGTTGTCGGCGGTTTCTATTTCAAGGTCGAATATGAGCTGATATACCTCGTTGTTCTTGACGCTGAACACCTGTTCTGAATATATCACTTTCTCTGTCTCCAGGTTCGTAAGCACGAAACTGATGTCAGTGCTATCCTCCTGTGGGTTGAAAATGGCATAGCTGAAGGCTGTCACATTGCTCCAGTTCTGAATCGGGTTTGCAATATCATTCAGAACGAGCAATGGTGTGACAGTGCCTGGCATGGTACACATGATGTTCTGCTTCACGCTTTCAGTTCTGACCGTATCGCCAGAGGTTATCCACGTGTCGATGGAGAACACTCCGTGAGCCTGTGGATGGTCTATCGTTGCGTTGTATGGAGTCTCTGTGAACACATTTCTGCCGAGAGCGTAATCATATTCTTTCACATATTTGCCATCCTGCGAGGTTACTTTCATGTGCAGCGTCTTCTCGATCGAGCCTGTCACACGGACTGGGATGGTGATGGTAGGTGCTACGGCTTTGTATTCAAACTGGTTTTGCCACTTGGTAGCATATTCAATCTGAATGTTCGTCAGAGTGACAGTGATGTTCACGTATGGGGTCTTCTTGCCAGACGTGTTGCCAATAGCAATCATCCTGACAGACTGGGTACCATCCACACAATATGGGGAAAGGTCTACCATCGTGTATGCTGTAGTCTCTGCGGCTGGCTGCGATATGATTGTTATCGAGCCAGCTTTCTTCCACTCTGATGAGGTCGAGAGCTTTGTCTCGATCTGGAGTACCGCATCCTCATTGGTATCTTGCAGGTTCTTGTCCGAAGGGTCGTAAAGCTGGGAGGTGAAGCGTATCTTCGCCATAAGGTCGCTTTTCTTCGTTGCGGTTATAGCCCTCTCGCCGCCATTGACGAGTTTTACGATATAAGAAGCCTCGCCACTGCCGCCGCCGCTACCCATCGGGATTTCCACACTTGACAGCAGCAGGTCAGCCTGCCCCTGTTTGTCTTTCAACCAGTCTGAATAAGTGTCTGAGGATGCGAATATACCGACTGAAGCCATGTTGGATGCTTCATCCACATTCAGCAGGGCGAGATACGAGCCTTTTGCCATATCCAAGCCGCCGATTCTGTCGCCAAGGGCAGTTATCTGCTCCTTCAGGAATTTCTCCACCTGTTCGCCGCTGTAGTTTTCCCACGCTGTCTTCAGGTCTGGAATTGGTGTATGTATTATCTGTGCCATATATTATGATTATTTTGTTACTTGCCGTATCTCCACCCCTCGTTGCCGAGCCAGGGTTTGTCTTTTATCCACCTGCCGCTGCCGAAACAGCTGCGCACCGCCTGCCATACGAGTGTAGCGCCTTTATAAACCACACTGATGGCTTTCCCTCCAAGCCGTATGGCTGCTATCTGCTTGTTGTTTATAGCTATCATGACTATTCCTCCGTAAGCATATAGTAGGTGTCGGGGTCTTTCTTCGTCAACTGGTTATATTCAAGTTGAGACATGTTCACCAGCTTCGGAATCACCAGGTCGGCTACGCTCTTTTCTGCCTTGCCTATACGCTCCTGTAGAGCCCTTCCTTCATTACCCGGATAGGCTGTGGTTGCGGTATGCCCCAACACCAGGTCAGAACCGACCAGAGAAAATTTCGCATCCTTCCAGATATACAGCTTGTCTGACTCCGTGTCGATATATATCTTGCCGGCATAAGGCAAATTAGAGACGAGGTCTTGGTAGAATTCCCTCTCTGTCCAGTTTTCATACACCCGCAGAACCTTCGCCTGCGTCTGTCCAGGCTGAATGATACCGCTTGCATTGACCTCCTCCCAATTTGTGGCATAGAAACGTTTTTCGGTCTTGTGGAAAACTACTGCTTCCCAGACATTGAGGGATTGCAGCGCTACGCTGACCTGCTCCACTGTGCCGCTGAATTCCAGCACATCGTCAACGTTGGCTGGCAACACATTTGAAAGAATCTTGCCGTCCACGACCCGAGCGTAGTCACCCTTAGGCTGCTTCTCTTCGAGAGCAGCCTTTATCTTGCCTGCCAGATATTCCAGTCCTTTTTGATCGAGATGTGTCCTTGCTTCCATATTCATTAAAATAGTTTGTCGATTTCTTCATTGCTGATGGGAACGCTGACAATGTCTTTCAGGGCATAAGATGCCCATTGTCCCCATTCTCCGTTTTCGTGTAAGCGGAAGAGAATGTTGTGCCCTGTTCCGTAGTTCACTTTTCCGCCATCCCCTATGGATGCTGCGCCCATTATCTGCTGCACGCCGATATTGTCCGCCCAGCTGCATACGTAGTTGTAACATTCCACGTTCACACCGTCGCATCCCAGTTTGCACCGCCCGATATACTTGTCGTCTGTTCCGGCAACAAAAGATATGTTGTCGAGCCATGCGTTGAGAGCCTTTACCACCGCAGTATAGCGTTTCGTTCCCGTCAGGTTCTTGATGGAGGCACTCAGGGAGAAGTCTTCCACATAGAGGAAATCTTCCGTCTGGGCATTGGTGTGGGAGTTCTCCTGGATATAGTCTGCCACGAGCTTCTTCAGATTCTTCAAGTCTTCGTTCTCACCTATCTCCTGCAGCTTCTCCACTATGTCTTTCAGCGTCTGTCCCACAAGTCCCGCCGTATTCGACTCCGGCAGCACATTGGTCCTGATCTTTTCAGCCGCTGATATGAGATTGTCGAAAGTTTTAGCCATTGTCATTCTGTTTTAAAAGCGTTATTGTCCGTAATACAGTATGGAGTCTGCAGCATCACTTCTGCCATCCAGCCATAGAGGGCGTTCTTCTCGTTCTGAAGCGGAACCACATCGATGCCGTCGAACGACATGCCCTGCAGCCATTTCGGCGTGCGTCTGTATTTGTCGAGATTTATCTTTGCAAATATATCATCTATTATCCGTTCCGTCTCGGACAAAGCCGACTCCACCTCTACGTAGTCGCCGGTGTCGCTCACGTGGGTAAACACCTCTATATGGCAGGTGTACGTCTTCTTCATCTCGTCTATCGAGCTTCCCGAAATCTTGTATCCCGTAGTTTCAAAGAATACGGCAGGATAGTGCAGCTCTTCGGCAAGCGACGTATTCTGGGAGTCTTCGTTGAGGTTTACGAAATGTCGCTCCTCGTCGGAATGGCGAAGCTTCTCATGCTTGCGGCACAGTTGTTCGAGATATGCGGTAAAATTCTTTATCATGATGATCAATGTTTTATCCTGCTATTCCTGATCCTTCGGTTCATGAGTCTGAAGGCATCGAGGGCGAGCATTCGTTTATAGCGTTCGATGAACGCCACGTCGTCGCCGAGGAAGGCGTCGAAGATGGCGAGCCAGTCAGTGGGGCGCGGGTTGCGCTTGCGGTTTTCCGCCTCGTCGCTTTCTTCATCCGTGGGGAAGAGGAACGGATAGGCAAGGGAAAGCCATTTCCTTATCAGAATGAAGTTGAAGAACACGGCGATGCGCACCGTCTTGTCCATGCCGTTGCAGAACTCCACCTTCTTCTGCATATCGTCGTCTTCCGCTTTCGGGGCGTGATAGAGAGCTGCTATGAACACAGACAACAGTTCTTCGTTCCCAGGATTGATGGCATAGCGTTGGAAATAGTTGTCGGCAAGCATAAACTGCTCCAGAGTAACGTCCTGCAGACGCATCCCCGGTGATTCATACTCCGAGCCGGGCAGCGTTTCCACAAAGAACCGGCTGCAGGGCTTGTCGAGCTTGCGCATCCACTCCGTTTGCTCGAGTAGGGTATATTTCAGGAAGTCGTCCATAAGCAAGACGATATTCTTCGGCAGGGAGAACATACGGCAAAGGAACCGGTCTTTGTCTACGCCTCCGTTCCAGATCTCCACGGCTGCCATGAACTGCTCCCCGGTCATCTCGTTCCAGGTTTCGGGCAACGGTGTTTCAAAGACCTTTCTTCTGTATGTGACCTTCAGGTTCTTCATAAAGTGAAAAAGGCGTTGTGTCCGGCATTGTCGCGGATGTTATACCCGTCTGTAGCATCTTCGACATACTTTCCCATAAAATTTTTTATAAACGTCTGCAGAGAGGCTGCCGACCGGGTGGCGTCTATCTCATACATGGCGATACGGTTGCCTATCTGGCGGTCTGTCGCCGGCGACAGGTCCATATTGTCGTAGCTGCCGGATGCCATCTGGCGGAAGTAGAGGCCACGGTCGGTAAACGACCCCGTCTGCTTCATCAGTCTCACCACTGCCATTCTCACCACATAGTCGGCACAGGCGAGCCGGAAGGTGTCGAGATGGAATCCCAACTGCGGAAACTCTTCTGTTCCGGAGAGCCATTTCCTCAGATCCGAATAAAGCACATCGCCGAGTATGGGTCTCAGATGGTATTCTTCCACTGTGGGGAACTCTGCCTGCAGACGCATGAACACGATGTGCGACCCGTAGATGCAGACAATACGGCTGGCTTCTCTCGGACTCCTCACTATTGCCTGACTACGGTCTGTCCAGCATCGGGTTTCCTTGTATTCCGGGTAGAGCCCGATGTTGTCTTCCACGTAGTCAAGCAGGGCGTCGAGGGCATTGAATCCGCGGTTCTTGAAGTTCTCGCGCATCCTGTCTTCCTGATATTTGTATGCTCCCTGCCATTCTCCGCTTCCCTGCCGCTGGAATCCCTGGTCGGTGATGCGCAGGTTCAGCGCATCGAAATCATGCCAGAAGGCGAGGTTTGCCACAGCCCTCTGGGCGAGAGTAAGCAGATGCAGAGCATCGTCGCTGGCGGTATCCTGACTGGCGTATGTGTCCTCTATCTTCTGCATCAGCTTGCTCTCCACAAGAGGCAGCAGGAACATCTGCTGCGCACTCGACAACGAGGACTCCATCTTCTGGAACGACAACGAGGACGAGGTGGGGACATAGGCGGAGATTTCTTTTCCGCCGTTCCATTTGTCTTTGCTGAAAATCATAGGCTCATGATAATTTATGGGTTGTACCGGCTCCCGTGTCGAGAGTGGTCAGTATGGTGTTGCGGAAACGGAGCTCACAGTCAGACATGCCGTTGAGCTTGATGAAGAGGGCAAGGGGATCGAGAATGTTCTGCCTGTCAATCCACGCATTGGCGATGTTCACAAGGAACGCCTCGCGGATATTGCTGCCGCCCTGGTTTCCGGCATAGGTGCCGCCTGGCATACCGGCGCCGAGCACGTTGGGGTTCACCATCAGGGCGAAGAGGATTTCCGAGTTGGCGGCGGCAGAAGTGACGAGGTTTTCCTGGCCGGCGTTGTACTTGTTGGAGAGCGGCATGATTTTCCACTCCTCTTCCACCCTTCCGTTCATCTCGTTCACGGCATAGTTCGTGAATATCGGCTTTTCGGCGTTGTCAGGTCCGAGCAGGTTCTTCTCTATCTCGTCCATGTATTTGTTGATTGCCCCCCGCCGTTCCTGCTGTGTCTTGAATGCCGAGAGCGGGAACTTCTTGTCCCAGTAGCTGTATGGAATCTGCACATGCCATTTCCATGTGGTCTGGTTCTTGCATGCCTTCTTAAGGAAACTGGGTACCATGTGGGCGATGTCTACCCATCCGGCAACGTAGGCCGGCCACCATATCGGCTCGCCGTAGATGTCCTCGTTGCTCCAGGAGTCGCGCACGGCATATACGAAACCCTTGTTCAGCCTGCCGAGAAACCTGAGCACCTCTGCCTGTGAGTCGGGGTCGTAGTCGTTGAGCAGGGGCAGGATATCGTAGCTGGAGGGCGACAGGTCCCACGTGCCGCTCACCACGCATTTCTGGTTGCCGTTGTCGTCCGGCTCCGTGAAGCGATACTGCATGCAGTTGAGGGCATTCAAGCCGATGATGCTGTCGCCGGTGAGATTGGGAACGAACTGCACGGCGCCACATCCCACCTTGAGATAGTCTCTCAAGACCTTCTCCATATACCGTCTCACCTGTCTCGAGGAGATGAAGCGCTGCACCTTGGGGTCGGATATCGGTTCCAATACTTCATCACCATTGTCGTCGTAGCCTTTCACACGGCAGGCGAAGACTCCCTGCCCGAGAGTGAGGTTGCGCAGGAAGTGAAGGCCGGTGTTGAGCACCGTGGTGTCTCTGACGGTCTTCACTGCCTCATAGGGGAATCTGTTGTCTTTGCCCCATGCCACCACACGCTCGTTGCCCACATGGATGTAGCCCCGAAGTGTGTCGTCGTATGGGAACAACACCCGTCGGCGGTCATCCGAGGTCTTCTTGTCTGTCACGGTGTCGGCGAAGAAGAGTGTGGAACTCATCATCAGCGGCGCACCGTCGTTGTTATACAGGATATCCATTGCTCCAGTCTATATAATGTCCGTTATACTCTATGATGTTTGTTATCTTCACGGGGATGACGTGCATCTCCGGATTGCCCTTGCAGTCGCAGGGCTGGATGCCTCGATAGCGCAGCTTCTTCATGTTCATGCCCTTGCATCCGGTAGCGTATGCCTGAGGAACGAAACGCAGTTTCCCGTCAAGGGTCATTATCTTGACGGAAAAGATGCGTTTGTGGCCGAACCTGTCGGTGCGGATATCGAGATCTGCAAGCATGGTGCTTGCATACATTGATTTCTTTTCTTCTTTTTCCATAATCGTCATTCAAAGGTTTTGTCAAAAGGCGGACGCGGGAACACGTGTCCCTTGCCGGTATCAGGCTGCACCGCCATACGACGCATATATCGCATGTCGGAATACCGCCACGTGATGGTGAGGGAGTCTGGCTCGTGGGTGGGGCGCACGATGGAGGAGTCCACGTCGGTAATGGCGATGCGATGCAGCTCTCCGTCATCGAGCACGAAGGCGAGGGGAGAGTCCATAAGGTCGTAGACGGAGGCACGCTCCTCTCTGGTCAGCCATCCGCTGTTAGCCTCATGCTCCTCGGTGAGCGCAGAGTCGAGACGGATATATTCCCTGCCGGCAAAGCCGAAATCCGAATCAAGCGACTGCTTCTCGGTGTCGCGACCCGTGAAGGTGATGGTGTCCGGGGTGCCGTATGGACCGAGGAACACAAACTGCGCGGCGTGTTTCGGCAGGTGGGGATTCACGGTAAACTTCATCTTGTCGAGCTGTTGCCCGCCACTGTCATACAGGGTGAAGGTATAGAAGTATATGGTCTTCACGTCGGGATCCGACGAATTGAACATGGCGAGGATGCTTTCTGTGCCTGCCTCTATGGTGTAGTAGTCTTTGGAGGAGTCAACGGAAATCTCCTTTTCGGAGTATCTGACAGCTCCACCGGAACCGTAGGCAAGACCCGCCACCACCTTCAGCTGCTTGCCGGCAGTGAATACCGACAGGGGGAAAGGTTGCCCGGGGTATATCTTCCGTGAGCGGATGCGGTGGGCGAAATGGGCTGCAGTGCTGTCCATCACAGACACCATATATAGCATTCTGCACACTATGGCATTGCTGCCGGCGGTAATCTTCAGACCGATGCCGGCGCTCCGCGGACCGGCGGTGAGCATCCGGCTCTCGTCTGTGAGGGTCAGTATGGAGGAGTTCACGAGCTCGTCGATGCCTTCCAGCTCCACCTTGCCGCCGACGGGCGAATACTTCGACGTGTTGTCAAACACGACGGAGCCGTCATCAGCCGTGAGTTCTATATGCACGTTGATGTCGGCGTCCGTCGCTATCGAGACAGATTCAACAGAAGAAGCGAACGACAGATATGGAATTTTGCTGATGTCCATTTACCAGGAGAATATTTGAAAACCGACGCCTGCCACAGGGGCATGGTCAATGAGGTTGTAGCCCGCATACATCTTCATCATGCGGTAGCGGTATTCCGCCATGATGGTGAGGTTGTGGTAGCCGAACGTGGACAGCAGGCCTACTGAGTTGTCTCTCACAAGTCTTTTCGGATAGAATGTGAAGTTCACTTCTCGACCGGCTATCCCGTTCTGATATATGGTATCCGTCACTATGGCACGGGCACTGTCGCGTCCGGCACCGGTGTTGACGGCAACGAAAACGGTATCACGGTAGATTTTCTGCAGATAATAGTCGTTGATGACGCGGCTCGTGTCCACACGCCCGGGAACGGGCACGAACACCGTGTCGCAGGGCTGTGGCACGTAGATGGTATCGACGCTGACCGGAGGAACGGTCACGGTGGTGCCGCCATGCAAAACCTCGCCGCCACGAGATCCCGAAGAACACCTCCCCAGGAAGAACGAGACGACGAGGACAATACATGTAATTAACACTAATACTACATTCCTGAAACAATCTTTTAATCTATGTATATTCATCATTTATTACCTGTCAGTTTGTTGAATGCCACAGAAGCGGCGTGTTTCACCGCCTCGATATAATAGCTCTTGTCATGGTTGTCGATGCAGGCAAGGTTCTCCAGGATAGAAGTGGCGTTCTCCACCACGAAGGCTATCATCAGAATCACCGTGAGCACATCGAAGAACCATGCGCCGACAAGCCATGCCAGAGAGTGCTCGTCGTAATGGGAGGCGAAGAAGGCGAACACCTGGCAGCTCAAGAAGAGCACGAACCAGATGCAGAGCTTCAGCAGGAAACGGGAGAACTTGGAACTCTCGAAATGCTCCTTGCGCTTATGCGAGGCACACACTCCCGAAACGAGTTCGATGAGCATGATGAGCATCATTGCAATGACAAGCACGGGCCATACGCCCAGCGCTGAGCAGATGCAGCCCAATACGGACGACAGAGCGGCGCTCTGCCCGTAGCCCACGTATTTCGTTGAGGGAAACACGCTTTCCACAAGAGCGTCCACGCTGTCATAACCGTATGAGTACAAAAACTTATCAATAAACATATTAACTAAAAAATGGCATTACTACTGCAAATATAGGCAACAGGCAGCAAACGGCATGGGACAAGAAAAGGCGCGCTACTTTCACAAGCGGCACGCCTCAGAAAAAAATGTAGTTGAATTAAAAATGATGTGATATCGCCAATCTTACAGGCTTTGGAACACTCTGTCGTAGAGCACCCAGCAAAGTTCGCCGACATCATCGAGATACCTGGTCTGGTAGCCCAGGCCGCGGAGAACATTGTTCACCTCTTCGTAGTCGGGCACCTCCACCATGTGGCGGAACACCCAGCACAACTCGGCGGTGCTGAGGAAGCGGATGTTCTCGGGGTCGCCGGTGGGAGAGAACCGTTCCTGGAGCAGCTGCTGGAACATCGAAGGCTCCTTTTCCTTCTTCTCCGTCTTCTTCTCTTCCTCCTCGTCGCGGATGAATCCTATTTTAGCCATGACTCTGCCCCCTTCCCGAATTTTTCGATGAGAAGTTCACGCGCCTCGTCGCATGGTGTGTCCGGGCCATACTTGTTGATGCGTGAAAGGAAGCGCACCACCTCGTCGAGGACACAGAGGAAGGTGTAGAACTCTTTGTAGTCTTCGAGGTCACGGTCGAAGAGCGTTCCGTCTTCGGTGTGCATCAGGAGCGTGCGGCGCAAGTCGTCGCAGCGGTCTATAAGGTTCATCACGTCGCCATGGCCGATTTCCTTCTCAAGACGTTCCACGATGTCGGGGCGTGCATACTGATAATTTTCCATATTGCGGTTTGTTGTAGTTTCGTTGTTCATAATAGTATCCTTTCTTTACTTCAAGTTGTTTTCGTTTTCCTTCATTTCGCTCTTGTTGAGTCTGCGCACCATCCATGCGGCACATGCTGCGGAGAGGAGCGACGCCACGGGAGCGGCTTCCACTGCCGCCACGCCCACGAAGAAGCATACGGTGATGAGGTTGACGCGCAGCACGGTGCGGCGTGTCACCGTGAAGTCGGCTATGCGCGAATAGAACTCCGACTTGCGGTCGAGCCAACGGTTGATGGCTGCTGCATGGTTGATTACTGTGCTCTTTACGTCGGCCAGAATCTGGTCTGTCGCCGTGCGCTGAGCTTCCTGCGCCTGGATTGCTGATGTCTGTTGCATATTGCATCGTTCTTTAGCCTTCCCGGAACCGCCGGGCCGGAGATACAGAAAGGCGGCTGCACATCCCGCTGCTAAAGAACGATGGCTTACCCCGAAGAGCAAATCAAAATTCACGGAATGGCAACCGCCATGTATGTAAGATTATGGGCATAAAAAAAGCCCATGCAATCAGTGCTGAGCAATAACCGCTGCTCTGTCGGAATGGTCTACCATTGTTCTTTAGCGCTGCAAATATACGCATAAGAATCGGACGGGGCAAGGGATATGGGGAAAAAGTTGCGGTTTTGGTGTAAAATTTTGACGGGAAGGGCGGATGGAGGGGCGGAGACATTATATAGGAAGACAAGGAAACGCCCCGGAGAATATTGTTTGACGTGAAGAAAAAGTTGTCCGAATATTTGCACATAATCAAAATATTATGTATCTTTGCAATGTAAATAATAAAAGTAAGTAACAAATAAAAAACTTAAGGAAAATGGATGAACTATTAGAAATGGAAATCAAGTTCAAAGAGGAACTGCTGAGACAGTACAAACGTATTTCTGACCTGTCTGGAATGAGCGACAGGGCACAAGAGAAGACGATAAACAGACTGCTTGACGACCTCTCTGAGCTTTACAAAAGAAGAAGTAAAAAGTAATGAATGAAAACCGTTCTCCCCTGGACTTAGGGGAGAACTTAAAAAAAATAAAGATATGGAAAATATTAATTCAATATTCAACGAACTGAAAAGTCTTATGGGCAAGACCGATAAGGCCAGTGGGGAACGCAGAGACGAGATTTCGCTATGGCTGAAGGAAAACAGTGCCAACGAGGAAGTGAAGGAGGCATACAACAGGTTTATGACCGAGGGGCTTGCAGAGGTGAAATCCGGTGTAGACAAGCTGAGAGAGCAGATAGACTCCCGTTATGACTTGCTGCCAATATCATATATAGCGCAGCATTATTTCGGCAAGAGCAAGGCATGGCTGTATCAGCGGTTGAACGGCAACAAGGTAAGAGGCAAGGTATATACGCTTAATGACGAGCAGAAGAACATCTTCAATTCTGCCGTGAAAGACATAGCAAGACAGATCGGCTCAGTCCAGCTTTCTTAAGCAGACTTTTATTATTTACAACTAATCCCCGAAGTGAGCCGCTTCGGGGATTTTCTATTTGTCAAGTATGCTCGGTACAAGCATACAGAAAAAGCCCCGGAGCAAGCGCAAGGCTCATCCCCGGGGCTTCACGCCAGTAGGCTCTGGCGGTTTCTGTCTTAATAATGCCAACAAACGAGCATGCCTAAATCTCTTCTGCAGCGCGGCGTATGCGCTCGCTCAAGTCTATCAGAGCGCCACGCATCAGCTCTGCCTCCTCGGCGTTGAAGCCGCCAGTGCCGCCGTTGCCATCGATACCGTCCATCTTGTGGTAGAACCACGACGACGACTTGTGGAAGTAGGTATTGGCAAAATCTCTCCACGATATTGCCATCATAACGTCCTTCACCCTGCTCTTCATGTCGGTTATCACGCCCGACTTCTCCAATACTACCGTCTCCATAATCTTTTCTGTATTTAGTTAAACCTCGCCCCGTTTAAGGGGAGAGGCGTTTTGTCGTTTCTGTTACTCGTAAGGTTGTCGAAGCATATTGTCAAACAGCTCTTGCGCAAACCATATCAGTTGTGGATATCCATCGGGATAAGACCTGTTGTAGTTTCTGATTGCTTCCAGGAGCTCAAACTCTTCTTCTGTCACCTTGATTGTCAGTTCTTTTTTTTTCATATTGTTTGTTGTTTTATTAAGACATTGCAAAGATACTATAAAAATTCGTAGTATACAAATAAATAATACGATTTTTTGTAGTATGTATAAAATAAAAATACCTTAATAAAAAAGGCCCGGAGGATTTCTCGGGGCTGGTGTGATAAAAAATATGACGTGAAGGACGGATGGATGGGCGGATACATTATTATATATATAACTCGTTGGCGGAATTAATTTATGTTGACAGATATGAGTAAAAGTTGTAAATATCGCTTGATTCTCAGTAAAATCATGAATTGCTAAAAAACTGTCAGATCATCTGGTTTTTCGTCGTAATATTCTGACAATCAGACAATTGACTGTTCGACAATTGTCAGCCAATTGTCTGGATGGTTGGCTGATGAAAGGAATCGTCAGATGGAAGGAATTGTCAGATGTGAGTAATTCAGACTGCAGGAATGTCATGCGTTGGCAGAATTCCGAAAACAGGAATATGGGTATTACAACATTAACTTATTGGGCAGACGCCTGACAGCAATTCTGCCCATCCGGGGCAAGCACGTTACCCCAGTTGGGCAAGCACCGTGCCCAATTTTAATCCAAATCGGTCATTAATAAGTGTGCACTAAATTAACTCCGCCAACGGGTATATATAATGAAAAAGCCACCTACACGTCGCGTGCAAGTGGCTCGGATAAAACTTCCCGAATAAATAATCTACCTCGCCATTTTGTCATTAAAATATGTTAACAGTCCTGTGTTTTCGGGCTTTTCGAGAGGAAAAATTCCTTTTTTTTGCTCCCGGGCAGCGTCGAACCCCGCCGCGCCCTACGGAGAGAGTCGCCAAAGCAGTCGCTTCAGACAGGATATATGATGCCGCCACCCATCTTTCGTGCCTCAGAAAGAGCAGAGCAAAGCCGATGACGACCGCTGCATGGCGACAATGATGAAGAAAGGCCACAGGCAGCCGACAGCCATCGGCGACAGAAAAGGCGACAATGCGGCAGGTCAGACGCGACCGTCAACGAAAGTGGTAGAGAGCACCTTCAGACGGGTGTAATACTTGGTCCAGATGCGTTTGTCCACACAGTCGCCGAAATGGGTCGCCTCTTCTGGCAACACCGAATGGCGACGCTCCGAGCTCTTGTCCTTGGCGAATCTGCCATGCGAGTCTTCTACGACTCTCGTGTTCTGCATGGAGATGAGAGTATAGCGGCAGCGTGTGGCGTTGATTCTGACCTTGGGGAACCTCGGGTCGGTCTCAGCCAGTATATACGTCCATAGCAGGAACTTCTCATGTTGAGGAGGCTCAATGCCTGGATGCACGAGTTGTTCCACCTCCCATCCGAACTTCTGCAGGCGCTCCACAAACAACTCATTGTACGTCTTCTTTGAGTTGGCGCGTCTGGCATCGCCATAGCGGTCACGGTATAGGGTCAGGCGCTTGCAGGCATGGTGAGTGTAATAGGCGATGAACTTGTCGGCGAGAGCGTTGACCTCTGTGTCGCTCTCGTCATCGCGTCGCACGAAGAACTCGTTGATGGTATTGTCGATGGGCGCATCCACCATCTGCTTGTTCACGAAGTCATAGCAACGCTCTTGACCCACGGAGAGGAAGGAGGCTGCGCTTCCCCAGTCAACGGAAATCTCAAGAGGTTGAGTGGGGTCACAGTCCAGATCCACACGTGAGTCCTGTGCCGTGCGCAGTGTTTCCCAGTTATAGTCGTTGTCTTCAGCGAAGTCACGCACATAGCTGTCGTTGTAGGCATTGTAATAGAGATGGCGGTCTTCGAGCTTGTAATAACAGTGGTCCACCTTGTCGAGAAAGTAGTTCAGGATTTCCACCATGAACGACAGTTTGTCCATCACCTTATACTGGTTGACGATATACGACATGCCGAGGTTCTCGATGTTGTCGAACACGGATCCGAGAATAAACAGGGTGGAATCCTTGGAGACGAACGGAGTAAGCTCACGCCGCATCCTCGCCGCTTCATTCCAGAGATCACGAAACAGCGCCTTGTCTTTGTTTATATAAGCGTCGATGAGCTGCATCTGTACCATCACCATGCGGTTCCACCGCTGGAACAAGGGGATGCCACGTTCACGCTCATAATATTCGGCAGGATCGAGCAGCCATTTCTGCCGCGAGGTGTAAGGCATTGACGAGAGGAATGCATTGCCATGGTGCTTGACGATGGGATGGGCGGAACGTTTGCCGAAGACAGTCTCGTTGCCTCGGTTCGTTGGCGCCACCTCCTGGTCAAACTTCTCTTTGTTGATGGTCAGAGCCTCGTCGGTGATGTTGAAATCAGCATTAGGACCGCGGCTGTTGCCCTCCTGAGTAAGGATGTAGAGGATATGGCCATTGGAGAACGAGATGACATGGTCGAACTGCATGATGTGCTCATACGGCTGATACCATCCGTCTGGAGGACGACGACACACCACATAGTCTCCGGTGTGGGTCTGGTAGTCGTAAGGCTTGTAGCCGAGCATGTCGAGCATCTTGAATGTGGAAGGCAGCGTCTTGGTGAGAGCCTGACCGATGGTCGCCTGTGCGATGGTGGTGACACCACGTGGCATGATGCGCACGTTCTCGTCTACCTCCGCACCCACGATGAAAGACTTTCCCGTGCCTCGGGAAAACACGGCATACTTGTTTTTTGCCGGCAATAGCATATAGGCATACTGTGCCCGGTTTACTCTGATTTGTTCTTGCCAATAATCCTTCTCCATCATGTCTCCATAATTTCCTCCGCTTCAGCTTCATCGATGGGCTGATACAGGTTGTCTATAATATCCTTCTTTTCTCTATCAGAATAATTGCGGGCATCACCAAGCGAAACGCTTTGTGTCTGACCGTTCTGGTTAATCTGTATAAAGAATTGGTTTGCCTGCATTCGCTGTGGGTCTTCACTGGCTGCAGGACGCTCGCCGATGATGTCATGGAGAACCTTCTTGGCTCTGTTCCATTCCCGAAGATCGCCCCTGTATTTGCATTCCCGAATGAGTTCCAGCTGGTCTTTTATCATCCATGCCTGCCAGAAGTCCCAATCGAAGGTATGCCGGGACTTGTATAGCTGACGCGCCAGCGAGATATCACGGCGGACAGTGGATACAGACACGTTGAACTTCGCCTGCATCATCCTGATAACATGCGTGTCGTCGGGATAGTCGTCGAGCAGGCGTGCGGCAGACAGCACTCGCTTGAACTGCACCTGACATCTTTCCGGCAAGGGGTACTTGTCGGGATCCAGAATATGAGCCTCAATCTCGTCATGCGAGAGTCTTTCGATAGAATTGTATTTCCTAACCATGAGAATTGTATTTAGAAAGAGAGCGACGGCCCAGTTCTCCGGACCGCCGCTCTCTGGGCATTATTTGTTTTTTGCAGGAAAAGAGGTCAGCTTCTCTCCGCAAGTTCATATTCAACTTTAGACTTCTCTGCCTTCAGATTTTCAATCTGCTTGAGCAGTTTAATCCGTTTCGGACTGTCTGGCAGAGGGTTCTCCTCTTCCTGCTTGGTGTCAGACTGGTAGAGCAGCATGTTCTCCTTGCGGGTAATCTGGTTTGTAAGAGACTTCTTACGCGTCTTCAGTTTTTCAGTCGTCATTGCCTTATAGTCAACAGAGTCGTCAGGAGCGTCTTCCGAACTGCTCTCCTGAACATCAGTTTTGTTCAACTTTTCAAGATCAGGCAACACGCCATCAGACTCGTAAGCCTGACGCATGGAAGCAAGCACATCCATATAGTCCGTGAGTTTGTCGATAGACTCGCCGAGAGTCTTGCGTTTGTTCACAACGTCTTCATCGTTAGACTCGCCAAGTTCATAACGCTGACGGGCAAGCTTTGCCCTCTGTTTGTATGCGTCGGCAAAATTGCGTATCAGAATCTGCATCACTTCCGGCATTGACTGGAAGCCGGGCGAGGCTGCAAGATTGGCGATACCGTCCTGCTCATCAACAGCGGGCTTTTCTCCAGTCTTGTCATTGAGCATATCAGCGTCTGGCACGTCATCAAAACGAGGATCGTCAGGATTATAGTAAACCTGAACCACATCACGGAGACATGAAGTCAGCTTCTCCATAGTCCATGGAAGTTCTCCCTTCTTCTGCAGGAGTTTCTGCACATTGGGCTTGTATCCGCTCTTGACCAAAATTCTGAGTCCAGCGGCGAAATTGCGCTTGTCCGGTTTCTGAGCCAGCCATTTCATCGCTTCAGACCGCGCCTCGAAATATTCTTCAGTAAGTATCATAACAACATAAATTAAACATGGCAAAGATAAGGATTAATGGTTGCTGATGGTGGGACAAGGGGGCAGACGCTGAAAGGTATAGAGCAAAAAAGGCATTGCGCTTCACAACGCAACACCTTGAAAAGGAAAATAGTAAAATGAAAAAACACACTTTCTGCCTGTTTGGCCAAGGTTATCCGCCGGCGGCAGCCGTCAGGATATTCTCCGTGTCGCCCTCATAGACAAGAGCACGAGGACAGTTGTACTGGAATTTCATCGTTGTCTGGCTACGCTCGGTATAAGCGGTTCCTGTAGTAGCGCCGTCGCTGTCGGCAGCGAGCAAAGCGCCGTGACCCTTGTCGCCCATAAGGTAGGTCAAGCCGTTGTTGTCTTCTACGATGATAAACAGCTTCCTTCCCTTTGTGGCATTCAAGAATCCCAGAATCTTCTTTCTCACCTTTGCCGAGATGACGGTCAGTTCATACAGGAACGACTCGCCACCAGTCTCGCCTTGAGGCTTGATGGTGAACACGCCTGTATTGTCAGTAAACGATAGAGAGTAAGCCTTGCAGCCATTGCTCATAACAACATCGCCGACAAGAGCGCCTGCTGCGTCAAGCTGGAGGGCGCCGCTGCCTGAAGCTGGCTTGTCAGGCCACGTAGCTACCTCCTCCCAATATCCGAAAATAATTCTCGGAACTATACCACCCATATTGTCCTGCGCATCACATTCGAGAGCAGGATCGATATCTGCGAGTACGTAACATTTGTTCTTCTCCATAAAAAGCAAGTTTAAAGGTTAGACATCCAGAGGATTCACGTTCTGGTCATTGGTACAGAACAGCTCAGAGCGGAGTGTCGCAATCTGGGTTCCGAACACATACTTGCCAAGTGCTTTGAACTTGTAGTCTGCAGGTACGGCCTTGAGAGTACGCATGTCACTCGGCTTGTCCATACCATAGGCAACATTCTGCTGAAGGGTGAGCATGGCAAAGCTTGAGTTTTCCGGCATTCCAGAACAACGCACGATTTCCACCTTGCCGTTGGTGCCGTACAGGAACTGCTGGCCGGTCTCATCCGGCGACTGCTTGGGCGAGTGAACGTTCGGATGCTCGTCGGCGAACCAGTCGTCATAGAGGTCGCCCATGGCGAACGGAAGGTAGAGCTTTGAATTCATCATACGGAAACGCTCTGGCATGTGGCGCCACATGTTGAGCAGCTGAGTACCGATATCGGCACGGGTGAACTTGCCTGTAGAAACTACGTTGCCCTTGTCGGCAGCGATTTCGCCAGCGTCTTTTGCGCTCTTTATGATAGAGCCCAGACCATCGAAAGAATCGGCAAGAGAAGTCTTCTCGTCGGAGGCGTCATACTTAGCCGACCAGATTGCAGGCAGCAAGTCTTCTGAAGCCTGCTGCAGAATGTGGTTGACAAGCCAGATTTCAAACGGATGCTTGGCAATCTCCACTGCACCGCGAACCTCTGTGATGTAGGTGCGGCGGTAACGCTCCGGCTCATCGAGCACCTCGATGACACACGGATGAACGGTGAGGGTACGTTTGCCGAAAGAACCGATGTTGCCCTGTTTTTTGAACTCGCCGGTGTATTTAGACGATACCGACTTGAAGTAAGCCTCCGTAAAGGTGTACGAGTCGGTAATGCCCGTTAGAGGAGTCATGTGGCGCAGCATTGCGTCAGCCCCCTGATGCTCCACAGAAATGATGTCTTTGCTGTGGGCTTTCACCGCGGTATTGACGGCGGTGATGTCAATAGGATCATTCAGATTCATATATTGTCAAAATTAAAATGAAAAAACATTATTCGTCAAGATAGTTGTTGATAGGATCCTTGCGGCAGTCTGCAAAAGGGTCTACATCATTGCCGGCAGGGTTCGTCGCAGGACTCTTTGCAGGAATCTTGTCGAGAACCTCCTTGATTTTCTTGATTTTGTTCATGATGCCAGTCTCTTTCTTCACGTCGTCAGAGATTGCATCGAGAGCATTAGAGGCCGAAGTCAGCTGGCCCTCAGCTTCTTGCTTCTGATTCTTCACATCGGCAAGTTCTGTTTCCAGATTGCCATGGTTCTCAATCTTGCCGTTCTTCTCAACAAGAGCATCCTCTATCACCTGCATCTGGGCGGTGGTAAGAACGACCTTGCCGTCTTTCTCTTCAAAGCCCTCGACATTCACGAGAGAGTTGACAGTAACATATTTCTTGTTCATAACAGTTGTGATATTATTGTTGAAATTTGAGTTGGCTGTAAATAAGTCTGCGAGTTTCTGCAGGAACGACCTCTCATCCTGAAACGCCACGCCCTCGGGAAGGGGAATGGCACAGTTCCTGAACCCCGCCTGCATGCTGTTCGAAGGTTTGGAAGGCATCTTCTCTGAAATTATTTCATCGATGAAGCCATATTCCAGACACTGGTCTGCAGTAATCCACGGATGAGCCTTCATCAGGTTGAGCATATCATCGACAGTGTATTTCCCATTGGAACGGTCTGCATACTTCCGGGCGATGATTCGGTCTACATTTTCCAGTTGCTTGATGTCTTCCTTCTGCTGCACACCCAGGGCTTTCAGTTCTTCTGCATTCATGCTTTGCCAATAGTAATAGTCTTTAGACGAGCAATGGATGTAGAGCATACAGTCCGAATACATCTTGATGTTCTTCGCGCCGAAGAGCCATGTGGCGGCAGATGCGTTATAAGAATCGTGGATGAGAGTGACATCTCCATGCTCCGCAAATGCGTGAGAGATTCTCACAGCCGAAGCTATATCACCTCCATAGGAAGCCATGGTCACAGTAACCGCCTTCCCCTTGTTGTCACGGAGAAACTGTCTCACGGCCCATGCCGTGTAAGAGGAGATTTCCCCGTCTATTCTGAAATTATTCTTTGCCATAACAAAAAGTTTTAGGCAAAGATAACGATACAAAAAGTCCCATCCCTCAGACGAGAGACGGGGCATATCAGAGTGTACAGGCGATTATAGGTCGGCCAAGGAATCAAGATCGAGGATTGCTGACGGCGAAGGCTGCTGCCCCTGGAATGAGAACTCCACACCATTGAGAGAGGCATAAGCGTCGCCTGTTGTCTTCTTATAAGAGAAGGAGAGTGGTATTTCTGTTGATCCGGACAAATGTACCACCCCATTGTTGTCCATAGAGACGACAAGCCAGTCACCTCTGCTGAGCGTATCGAGCAGTTGCTGGTTATCCTTATTTATATTAGGGATTACTCCCTCGATGCTCAAATCCCAATAATCGCCCCCTGCTGCCTGCTCTTTCTCTTCATAGAAGAGGAAGGATCTGTCGCCAAAAACGGGAATAGCGATGATATTATCTCGCGTAAGAAGCTCCAGAGAGTCAGAACCGCTGACATAGTCATGCCGCAAACGCAAGAAATCATCCGGAGGGAAGGCATAGATTTCTGCCAACCCTCCGACGTTCTCAAAATTGAATTCAATCTTTTTCATACTCTTCCAAACCTTGCTGCGTGACATGTCCGCTTTTAGACAAAACCGCCCACACGTTTTTCTCTATATTTTTCACTAAATTGTCAAAATCCGCCTCACCGGAGATGTTAGAATTGCGCTGAAGCTCTTTTCTGATGGAATCTGTATCCCAGTCAAATTCAGTGATGCCGGTAGCCCGTCGAAACCTCTTGATACGCTCCGCTATCGTCAGACCTGTAACTGACAGCATGGCATTGTAGGTATGGAGCACCGTCTTAACCTCACGCTCCAGCAGGGCATTGAACGAGAGAGTCTCCGTTGGAGTAAGCTCCCAACCATAGCGATGAAACTCATCTTCAGTGATCTCAATCGCCACCCTGGAGGCATATCGCCCCTTGGAGACGGTGTCACGTCTCGTACTTTTGCGACTCAGGTGGGAAAGGAATGATTTGTGCAAGACTTTGCTTGCCGACAAATTTATCAATTCCTGCCAATCCTCATCGGGACTGTTGAAGTTGACGACAAGCCATTTCTTCACATATCCCTTACACGGCATCCAAACCGCGAATCTCTCCGACTTTTTGTTTTTCTTGCTCATATGCTAATTTTTAATTTCTGTTTGGTTCTTCGTCAATTTAGGTGGTAACATCTCTTCAATCTCAGTCTGCATAAAGTAGTTTTGCCCTTAAGACAGCAGGTCCGGCCTTGTTGAACATATTT